CGATCCTATGAAAGGAATGGCTAAAGAAGAGGCCGAGGTAGAAACTGAAGATCAAGAAGTGGTAGCCGAAGCCCAAGACGAGACACTGGAAGACAGTGTTGACATCGAAGAAGATGTTAACGCACTTCTCGGTGGTGAAGAACTCTCCGAAGAGTTTAGAGAAAAGGCTAGAGTTATTTTCGAAGCCGCTCTGAATTCAAAAATTAAAGAAGTTCAGGAAACCCTGGACCTCCAGTATGAAACAAAACTGGAAGAAGCTCGTGAGGAACTTAAAGGTACCCTCACCGAGCGTGTCGATTCTTATCTTGAGTATATCTGCCAAGAGTGGATGTCCGAGAATGAATTGGCAATCGAACATGGTCTCAAAACCGAAATGACAGAATCCTTCCTCACTGGTATGAAGGGTCTCTTTGAAGAACATTATGTAACTATCCCTGAAGAAAAATACGATGTAGTTGAGAGCATGGTAGAAAAACTAGATGATATGGAGACAAAACTCAACGAGCAGATTGAGAAGAATATTGGACTAAACAGGAGACTCGCTGAGTCTGTTGCCGATAATGTTCTGGATCAAATTTCTGAAGGTCTCGCGACTACTCAGAAAGAAAAACTCGCTTCACTTGCTGAAAGTGTTGAGTTTGAAAGTGAAGAAGAATATCGTGAAAAGCTTGAGACTCTGAAGGAATCATATTTCTCCAGAACTCCTGCCACCAAGTCCGAATCACCCCAAACACTCTCAGAGGGTGTAGATTCTACCCCAGCACCTGTTACTAACAGTATGGATGCGTATCTGAGAACTTTAGGTGCATTCAAAAAGTGAATTTAATATTAATTCAAACAATCACTAAAACAAATTAAGGTAAAGCAAATGTTTCAATCCGAACATCTGCAGGAAAAGTGGAGTCCTCTCCTAGACTACGAAGGTCTTGATCCAATCAAAGATACTCATCGTAGAGCTGTCACCGCTGTCCTGCTCGAGAACCAAGAAAAATTCCTCCGTGAGGAGCAAGCATTCCAGTCAGGTATCAACCTGATGGAAACCCCCACCAACTCAGGTAATGCCGCTGGCGCCTCTGGTGGTTTTGGCGCTGACTCAGCCGCCGCTGGTCCAACCGCTGGTTTCGACCCCGTTCTGATTTCTTTGATCAGACGTGCAATGCCTAACCTGGTCGCATATGACCTGGCTGGTGTTCAACCAATGAACGGTCCTACCGGACTCATCTTCGCAATGAGATCTCGTTACACCAATCAATCTGGTGATGAGGCACTGTTTAACGAAGTAGATTCTGCATTCTCTGGTCAAGATGATGGTTTCAACCTGACCGCAGGTATGTCCGACGTTGCAGCTGGTCTTGGTACCACCGCTCAGTCTGGTTCTAACCCTTCAGCTCTGAACCCTGTTGGCACCGCTAGTTCAACCGGCTATGACGTTGGTCAGGGCATGGTTACTGGTGACTCCGAGAACCTGGGTACAGGTACTGGTGATCACTTCAACCAAATGGCCTTCTCGATTGAGAAAGTCACCGTTACAGCCAAGTCAAGAGCACTGAAGGCTGAGTACAGTTTGGAACTGGCTCAAGACCTCAAGGCTATTCACGGTCTTAACGCTGAAGCCGAACTGGCTAACATCCTTTCAACTGAAATCCTCGCGGAAATTAACCGTGAAGTTATCAGAACAATCTACAAGACTGCTGAACAGGGTGCTGTTTCTAACACCGCAACCGCAGGTGTATTTGACCTCGACGTTGACTCCAATGGTCGTTGGTCTGTTGAGAAGTTCAAAGGACTTCTTTTCCAAATCGAGAGAGACGCTAACGCGATCGCACAAAGAACTCGTAGAGGGAAAGGCAACATGGTTCTGTGTTCCGCAGACGTTGCTTCCGCACTTACGATGGCTGGTATCCTCGATTACACCCCAGCACTGAACGCTAACTTGAACGTTGACGACGCAGGTAACACCTTCGCCGGAACAATCAATGGTAAGTTCCGTGTCTATATCGACCCATATTCGGCTAACCTGTCCGCAGGTAATGCAGCTTCCGGTAACCAGTATTACGTTGTTGGTTATAAGGGTTCTTCACCTTATGACGCAGGTCTGTTCTACTGTCCTTATGTTCCCCTTCAGATGGTTCGCGCCGTTGGAGAGAACACCTTCCAACCCAAGATTGGCTTTAAGACCCGTTATGGTCTTGTTGCTAACCCCTTCGCTGAAGGTGGTACACAAGGATTGGGTCGTCTCCGTGTCAACACCAACCGTTACTACAGACGTGTAGCTGTGAAGAACTTGATGTGATCCATCAGTTCAATACTGAATCAGGAGACCTTCGGGTCTCTTTTTTTATGCCTTGATAAATACTAAAAATAAACTACTTACCAGATAATGGCAGTACAAAAACCTGTATCTACACAAATTGAGAATAGAAATTTTCTACAGCCAACAGGTTTTAGATTTCAAGTAACTAGAGCTCCTAAAATATCTTTCTTTGGTAAGTCTGTCAATATCCCCTCATTGGACTTAGGTGTCGCTGTTCAACCAAACTATCTAAACCCTATTCCTAGACCAGGCGAAATTATAGATTTTGAAGATTTAACCTTTAGTTTTTTGGTTGACGAAGGCCTTGAAAATTATATGGAAATTCAAAATTGGATTCGTGGTATTGGATTTCCAGAAAGTTTGACCCAAATTTATGACTTTCAAAAAGATAAAAATAATAAATCTCCCTATGAAAATACCAAACAGTTAAATTTATATTCAGATGGAACCTTAACTGTTTTAGATTCGATGAATCAATCGAAATTTAAAATTAAATTTAGAGATATGTTTCCATATCGTATATCCACTCTTGAATTTGATGCTACACAGACTGACATAGAATACTTCACAGCTATTGTGTCTTTTAAGTATAGCATCTATAATATAGATGAAATTATGGATTGTTGCTAATGATTGATCTTGACACTATTCAAAAAATGTGGCAAGAAGACTCAAAAATTGATCCTGATAATTTACATACAGAATCTCTAAATATTCCTGTTCTTCACGCCAAATATTTTGACCTTTATAATAATATCAATCTTCTCAGAAAGAAGGCTGAACAACAAAGAAAGAATGTAAGACATGAGAGATATGAATATTATTCAGGAAAATCAGATCCAGAAGTTTATGCTAAAAATCCATTTCCCAAAAAAGTCAGAGATAAATCAGCTATGGAAAAGTATCTGGACGCGGATGATAAACTCTCAGGACTTTCGTTAAAGATAGAATACTATCTCACCATGCAAAATTATCTGGAAGATGTTTTAAAGATGATTACTCAGAGAACTTATCATATCAAAAATGCTATTGAGTTTATGAGATTTAGTTCAGGTCTAGGAGGATAATGGACGACGAAGGATATTATCATATAGAATTGCCTATTGAGGGAATTCGTCTTATCCATACGGGTCTATCTCAAGCAGTTAAGAGATGGCCTGGAGGTGATCCTCAAGAACAGTTAGATCTCATTATGATGAGAGATAACTTTTATAGAATTATATTAGAACATCAGTTTGAAAATTTATAATAAATATAAGTAACTGAAAAGTTACATTATGTCTCATTTGACAATTGAGAAGATAAATGAAGTATATTTAAAAATAACAACCGAACCTCATGTAGATCACGAGCTTGCGGATAGATTTAGTTTTGAGGTGCCTAATCGTAAATTCATGCCTCAATACAGAAGTAAGTATTGGGATGGATGGGTGCGATTGTATAATCTGAACACCAAACGAATTTATTGTGGTTTGTTGGATAAGATTGTAGCATTTTGTGAGACTGCTGGTTATACATATTCCTTTGAAAATAATAAATTTTATGGTCCTCCATTTGAAGTCAATGAGATGATTTCATTTGAAGGAGTAAAAGATTATATAAATTCAATTACAGATCTCAAACCAAGAGATTATCAAATTGAAGCAGTATATGATGCTTTAAGATACAATAGAAAACTTCTGATATCACCTACAGCTTCTGGTAAGTCATTAATGATTTATTCGATTGCTAGATATTTTGTATCGAGAAGGAAAAAAATACTTCTTGTCGTTCCAACAACATCACTTGTAGAACAGATGTTTAAGGACTTTCAAGATTATGGATGGGATGCAGAAAATCATTGTCACAAGATTTATGCGGGTAGAGAAAGAGTTAATACTAATGAAGTCACTATTACTACATGGCAATCTGTTTATAAGTTAGATAGGTCTTTCTTCGAAGATTATGATGTAGTGATTGGAGATGAAGCTCACTTGTTTAAGAGTAAGTCTCTTGTAGGTATTATGGACAAGTTGCATCATGCAAAGTATAGATATGGTTTCACAGGAACTTTAGACGGGTCACAGACCCATAAGTGGGTGTTAGAGGGGTTGTTTGGTCCATCATATAAAGTCACTCAAACTAAAAAATTAATTGATGAGGGACATTTAGCTACGTTAGATATTCAATGTGTCATATTAAAACATAAACCTAAAAAATTTGAAACTTATGAAGATGAGATAAAATATCTTATTGGTCATGAAAATAGAAATAAATTTATCACTAATTTATCAGTAGATTTAAAAGGAAATACTCTAATTCTTTATACAAGAGTAGAAACTCATGGAGCCATTCTACACGAGATGATAAATAAGAAGGTATCGGACAAAAGAAAAGTCTTTTTCATCCATGGTGGTGTGGATGCTGAAGATAGAGAATTAGTTAGAAAAATTACTGAAAATGAAAAAGATGCTATTATTGTTGCATCTTTTGGAACATTTAGTACTGGAATTAATATCAAAAATCTACATAATGTTATATTTGCCTCTCCGTCGAAATCTAGAGTAAGAAATTTACAAAGTATCGGTAGAGTCCTCAGAAAAGGAAAAGATAAAGTCAAGGCAAAACTTTATGATATTGCTGATGATATTACTACTGGATCAAGAAAAAATTACACATTAAATCATTTTATTGAAAGAATTAAAATTTATGTTTCTGAAGAATTTAACTATGACATTGTAACGGTCAATTTAAAAGATTAAGGAGGATTAATATGATTGAAGATGATTTTTATGCA